GAACTGACAAAGATGAATTCTATGATGTGTTGACAACTGAAGATGCTCTAAATTCCGGTGTAGTATAATGGCAGTGCGGCGGTCTCCAAAACCGTTAGTGGGAGTTCGATTCTCTCCACCGGAGCCAAATATAATGCTTGACAAGATGTTTGTTTGGTGTTATAATTTAAATATGCGGGTATGATGTAATGGTAACCTGAAACCTTGCCAAGGTTTATTCGCGAGTTCGATTCTCGCTACCCGCTCCAACAAAGGTGCTACTATGAAAAAAATTGATATAGCTGAAGTAACAAAATTTATTGCGGGACAAAGTCCTGAAACTAAGATATATCTCGGTGCGGACTCCGAACGCTATAGACGCAATGGAAAATGGTATGCAGATTATACCCTTGCGATTGTGGTTCATATTGATGGATGTCATGGTTGCAAAATTTTTGGAGAAGTACAAACCGAAGTTGACTTTGATGCAAAAGCTGGGAAACCATCTATGCGTCTAATGTCAGAGGTATATAAAGTTGCAGAATTATATCACAAACTTGTAGAAGCAGATGTTATAGGTGATAAAGAAGTTCAAATTCATCTTGACATTAATCCTCAAGAATGTTATAATAGTTCTATAGTTATTCAGCAAGCAGTTGGGTATATTAAAGGTATGTGTAATGTAGTACCAATGGTTAAGCCAAATGCATTTGCTGCAAGTTATGCTGCCGATAGACTTAAAGAAGTTATGGCTATGTCGGCACTAGCAGCGTAAGCGGGGTTAGTTTAATGGTAAAACGAGATCCTTCCAAGTTCAAGTCAGGAGTTCGATTCTCCTACCCCGCTCCATAGTTAGGAAGTTAAATGAGATTAACAGGTTTGGTTCCAAAAGGATGGGGCTCAGAATTTATCTGGGCTACTAACGACAAGTACTGCGGAAAGTTTATGAACTTTAACGCGGGTGCAAAGTTTAGTATGCACTTCCATAAAGACAAAGAAGAAACTTGGTACATACAATCAGGTAAGTTTATTGTTCGCTGGATTGATACTGTTACTGCCGAGCTACATGAAAAAGAAATCCGTGAAGGTGACGGTTGGCACAATTTTCCTTGCATGCCACATCAATTAGAGTGTGTTGAAGCAGGTACAGTTATAGAAGTCTCTACGCCAGATTCTGTTGAAGATAACTATAGAGTAATGCCTGGTGATAGTCAATTTAAAGGTTAAAAATGCCAGCAGTTTTTTTAGTTAGTGATACGCATTTTGGTCATGCAGGTGTGTGCCGTTTCCTAAGAGCAGATGGAACCAAACTTCGTCCATGGGATAACCCAGATGAAATGGATGAAGAAATGATTCGTCGCTGGAATGATACTGTCAGACCTAACGATAAAGTATATCATCTTGGTGATGTTGTTATTAACCGCAAAGCTCTAAAGACACTACACCGTCTGAATGGAGATAAAGTTCTAATCAGAGGTAATCATGATATCTTTAGAGACGATGAATACAGAGAACACTTTCGAGAACTTCGCGCATATCATGTAATGAACGGAATGATACTATCTCATATTCCACTACATACTGATAGCCTTGCAAGATTTGGAACTAACATTCATGGACATCTTCATGCAAATCGTGTAATGACCCGAGACTTTTTTAGTGACGAATCAGAAATTGATACTAGATACCACTGTGTATGTGTAGAACAAACTGATTTCGCTCCTATTCTTTTTGAGGATGTTATTAAACGAATCAAAGAAGAAGGCGGACAAGTTAGTTTTAAAAATGGTAATGGTTCACAAGAATGTCTAACGTAATCAGAATACACCCTGATGAAACTTTCGAAGAATGGGTAGAGCGAGTCCGTAAATATGAATATGGACTCGCTCTACAACAAATTGCAATCGGTGAAGATCCCATGAAAGTTGTAGAAAATATGTCAAAAAGAATGTCCCAAAAAATTATGCATCCTGTTTATAAAGCAATTAAAGATTCGAGTGTACTTTCAATTGATATGGAAGAATCAAAGAAAAAATATAAAGAAAATTATTTGGATAAGGTATCGCCTGTTGCGGATCATGTTTTGGATGACTAAAGATTGTTCTTTTTAGCTAAAGAGTTTATAATAAGCAAATGCCAGAGTGGTGGAATGGTATACACAGCAGACTTAAAATCTGCCGCTCGCAAGGGCATACGGGTTCGAGTCCCGTCTCTGGTACCAAAAATATGATAGATTATCCAATAACATTTTTTGCTATATTTTTACTCGATATTGTTTATACATATTATTTAAGATGTGTGGCAAATAATAATGTATTAGGTGCAAGTTTTTGGAGTGTAGCCTGTTATGTTTTAGGGAGTGTGGCAGTTATAAACTATACAACAAATCACTGGTTAATGATTCCTGCAATGGCAGGTGCATTTTTTGGAACATTTGTTGGAATGAAATTTAAATTAAAGTCTTGATTTTATAAGGAGAAACTATGAAGACAGTTGGTGATAAATTAGAACAATTTGCGGTTACAGGTGTTAACCCAGGTAAGGATGATTTCTTTACAATTGATGAGGATACATTTAATGTAGATTGGAAAGATAAATGGAAAATTATCGTTTACTATCCAAAAGATTTTACATTCGTATGCCCTACAGAAATTGTAGCCTACGATAAATTATTCCAAGACTTTGCAGACCGCGATGCAGTATTGTTGACAGGTTCAACAGACAACGAGTTCTGTAAATTGGCTTGGCAGCGTAGCCATGAGGATTTGAGCAAGATTAAGCATATTCAGTTTGCTGATACATCTCGCGAATGGGGTGTTTCTTTGATCGAGCAACTAGGGGTGTTCTATGCTCCGGCAGGTGCAGCACTTCGTGCAACATTCATTATTGACCCAGAAAATGTTATTCAACATGTAACAGTTAACAACTTGAATGTTGGTCGTAGCCCAGAAGAAACATTGCGTATTCTTGATGCGTTACAAACGGGCGAACTTTGTGCTTGTAACCGTACAGTTGGCGGAGAGACACTATAATGGCATTCATTGACTCCGTAAAGGAAGCGTTGCCAGACTACGCAAAAGATACTAAGTTAAACTTAGATGCTGTTCTTTTGCGTAGCACATTAGATGCAGATGTAGCTATGGGTTGTGCTGTAGCCGCACTTGCCGCAACCGGCAACGGCAAAATCCTATCAGTAATTTTAGCAGATGCCCCAGTACACGCAGCCTCAGCAATGACTGCCGCAAGTATTATGGCACAAAACAATGTATGGTATCCCTATGTTGAAATGGCAGACGATGCTAGCTTAACAGGCTTACCTGCAGGTTTGCGTATGAATGCTATTGCTTCGCATGGCGGAACTACCAAGTCAAACTTTGAAGCTTTTAGCTTGGCTGCTAGTATTGTTGGCAAATGTCACTTCTGTGTCAAGGCACACTACGAAACATTAAAGACAGAAGGCTATACAGTAGAACAACTTCGTGACATTGGTCGTATTGCTGCTGTGATGAATTCAGTTGCAAAAGTTTTAAACAGTTAAGAGGAACCTTATGATAGTTAATCCAAGAGATACTTTAACAGAAGTAAATACTCAATGCGGTTGTGGTCGTAGCCCAACAGGAGTTTGTATCGGTTGGCATAATTTGACTGAAGAACAATTTGAAATACGTCTTCAACAATATATCGACCAAAATAACAATAACGAAGATAGTTAAATAATTTGCGCTTGTAGCTCAGTTGGTTAGAGCAGGGGACTCATAATCCCTTGGTCGTGGGTTCGAGTCCCTCCGAGCGCACCATATAAAGGTAGTTATGAAAGATCTAGATCGAGGTAGGTATACATCAGAAGATGCCGTACGTAAAATAGGCAATCGGTATGATATGGTTTTAGTTGCTACTGCAAGAGCACGGGAACTAAAAAAGGAAAAGCATAGTGATGCAAGAAGCAATATTCTGCGAGCGTTGGAAGAAATTGAAGACGGTACAGTAGGTATTGAGTATTTGAAGACCTATGCAAAAGGCAACCGCCAGAGCAGACATCATAGAAATGGATAACTAAGTCCTTGACAAGATTGTAATTTTATATTATAATATGTGTATAGTAATTAATATTACTATGTTTTTTTAATTTAATTTGAATGGAGATACACAATGTTGAAACAACGTGTTTTGAAAGTACTTGAGTCTGGTCGTAATTTTACGCCTGCTCAATTAGCAGGTTTGACCGGATCGTCTGAGGACAGTATCCGCCCCCGTATCAGCGAACTCCGTGCAGACGGTTATGCTGTTTACACTAACCAAACTAAGAACGGTAAAACTGCTTACCGTCTAGGTACACCTAACCGCAAAATGGTAGCTGCTGCCTACGCAATGATGGGCGGAGACGCATTTAGCCGCGCTTAATGCAGAATTGACGAACACTTCTCCCTACCTTTTATCGCAACGATAATAAAGTGTTTCCGTAAGGCGTAAGCGGAATTTTTATATTATTTGATTTTTGAGATCATCATGAAACATAAATTTAAACTAATTCTATTAGCAGCAGCTTTGTCCATGTCTGGATGTTCTTCTGTTAAGTTAAATGAACCTAGTGCAATTAAAGATACAAAGCTCGCAACAAATTTTACAGATGAAGGTGTTAAAATCTTTTACACTTTTACAGGCAAACTTGAGAGAATCGAAGTATACGGTCATGCTGATGCGTGGAAAGGTAATGTAGAAATTCTAGCAGAAGCAGACGCACTAGCAAAACTAGTTAAATTTGTATATGGTAATGATGTATCCACAAATCGAAAAGTAAGTATTATTGGTAAAGCAATTGAGAATGCCGAAGACGTAACCAATACAGATACCATAACATCTGATTCTAAAGAATTGGAATCAGAGTTAAAGAACAAACCAAGCAATTCTAATTCAACAAACGCAAAAAGAACAGCAAAGATTGTAAATGAAACAATCACAGATACTGTAACTTCTATGAAGTCTCAGGGTAAACTTGTAGGTGTCAGAAAAGCAAAAGACTACCAAAAAGATAATGGTAAAACATACGTAGCAGTTTATGTATGGAGTGAAAAAGACCAAGCTATATCGGAGAACATTCGTACACGAATGATGGGTAAGGATTAATCATGCGCAAAACATTCATTGCTTGTGCATGCAGTATTGCTATGTTGGCAGCTGCTAACCCTAACTATACCCCCATTTCTTTTGCAATTACTGCGGGACAATGGTTAACAAAAGAAACAAGAAAATTATATTATGTACAGGTAGAGGCCACTGCAGATAATTTGGAAGCAGCTAGGCAAGAGGGTTTACGCCTAGCTGTAGATATGGCGGTAGGCACCTTTGTACTTGCCGAAAACGAAATTCGTAATGATGAAGTCTTGCGAAAGGACTTCATTAAATACTCAGCAGGGTATGTTGAAAGATTTGAGACTAAGAGTGAAACAACAATAGGAAATAGGACACGAGTAGTATTAGATGTATGGGTATCTGAAAGTAAGATATCTAACAGGCTTGCAGGTGTAAGTCAAGCTCGTAATACTATCAACGGTAGTAAGTCTATATCAATCATTAATAATATGGTTGACAATATTGACTCAGGTCAAAAAATATTTCAGGCAGTGTTAAACGATTTTCCACACAAGGCATTTGTAATGTCTACGGGCAGTACAAATATTAAACCACATGGTGATGGATTGCTAATAGAAATTCCAGTACACATAGAATGGAATCAAAATTATGTAAACGCATTATATGAATCTTTAGAGCAAACACGGGATGGAAAAACAGCTAACAAAGATTCTGTGAGAAAAGAATGGGCATCTGTTATCAGATATAAAAAGACAAGTGGATATAGTGAATCAATAGCATCATATCGAGACACAAGTAAGTTAACTGCACTTACACAAAAAATGGTGGAAGACGGCGCCTTGATTAAAGTAGTAATTAAAGATGCGCAAAATAATTCAGTGCATAAACAATGTTTTGAATATCGAAAGATGAACGGTCTTTCTGATAGTGATAAAACATTCTTTGCATGGGGCGGTATGTTTAATCCATATTTAAAGTATGCGGAAGCAGATTTTAGTATCAGGGGAGACTTTAAAGATGATCTAGTAATACCTATCAAAATTTCAAATCGCAATGCTCTTAAAAATATGAGCACATCTGAAGTTAGTATAGTTGACAAAAATCAATGTAAGGTATAATATGTATAATTTTGAAGATCCTAAAGTCCGTAAAGAAGCAAAACGCTTGCATCAAATTCGTAGATTGCATGCAAGACCATTAACTGAAGAAGAAGCCATTATGGCAACAGCATTCGGTAAGTGGGATTACCAACAAAAGAAAAAAGTTCTGACTCCTGCTCAGAAAGAGGCAATTCGTAAAAAGGTGAGAGAAGTAGCAAGAGCAAAGAAAGCACTGCCCGAGAATTTCGGCAAGCTAGAATATAATGCTCTTAAGAACCGTGTTAAGGCAAAAGCTAAAGACGGTCGAGTAATGGGATTTAATCTTACCCCAGAATACATTCAAAAGGTGTTTGATGAATGCCTAGGTAAATGTAAACTAACTGGTCTAGATTTTAGTATGGAACTTGGGACAAAAAAGAAGCGAAACCCGTTTCGTCCTAGCGTAGATCGCATCAGTTCAAGTAAAGGATACGTTAAAGGTAACATTCAGATAGTGCTAGCAATCGTCAATACTATGAAAATGGATTACACTGACGATATTTTGCATCCGGTTATTAAGGCCTGGGCACAAAAAATTTAATTTTCCCCCAAAAGGAACTTCAGGGCGACTTCGGTCGCCCTTTTTTTGTCTCGGTATAAGTAGGTATAAATATTATATAATTTAATTCAGATGGAACTCACATGATCAATTCTTTCAAAGCCTTTCTAAAAGAATCCCCTATCATAGTAAATTCATTACTAACGGAAGCCCAACGCGAGAATATGGCGGGCAATATTAATGATAGCGAAAAGAAAGGTCTCCGACATCTCAGAAATTATGTAATGCCTACTCTTAGTAAAGAACAAAGAAAAAAGGTAACTGCAAATTTTGCGAGATATATCAAACCCGACGAATTTAAAAATGAACACGGTGAGAAATATAATGAAGATAAAAATGCAACTACACATACATTGGCAAGCGCACATGGCGCACACTCTGCAGGAACTGCTGTAAGAGTCACAGGCGCAAGACATGATGATCAAGGTAGAATATTATTATCTACAGAACAACACGGCGAAATACCTCAATCCAAATTAGCACCACCTAAAGAACTAAAGAAGGCGCCAATCACTGCAGGTGGCTTCGATGTTGAGGGAAGAATTGCAAAGAACTTTGGAACAGCATCTGCAGGTTCCACCGGCACCGCTATTGATTTTGTTTCTCACGATGAGGGCAAAGGCCAGAAAGCTAAAAAGAAACTTTCAGGAGTTGTTAAACAAGTTTCAGAAGAAGCACCGAAAGAACAAATAAAGACTCCGTTCTCAAGAATTGAAGGTGAATCAAAATTAGATAGAGGAAAAATGGGTCAATCGGCAGCAAACTTTGATCAAAAGACTCGTACATGGAAATTTACGCACCCAACATTAGCAAAATCTTTATCTAAGGTTAAAGTTGGCGGGAAACCTATACTACAATACCTAAACGAAAATCATTCCAATGGTGTAATTGAAAATGGTTTTAGTACAGATGCACCTAAAGGAACAACAAGAGCATATCTTGAAAGTAGTAAAGTTAATGCACTACATATTCATAATAAAGATAAAGACAAGGGCACTACTTTTACTATAGGTAACAATAATGATTTAAAGGGTGTAACTACTTTAGGGCATTTAGATGATAAAGATTTAGATAGACTAGATGGTAAGATAAATATTGCTGCAACACAGAGCGGCAAAACACAAGTTATTCATAGACCAAAACATGCTGTCATGAAGGAATATTCTAATTTATCAGAAACAAAGCCAGAACTTCATAGAGATGTGTCTCAGGCAGATCACGCACAAGAAGTGAAGAAGCTGTTAGATAAACATAATAAAGAGAATGCATAATGATAGAGTTTTCAGAATTTTTGGCTGAAGCTGCGGCATCGACAACGGGTGCAATTAAACACCTAACACATCTTGCGGGCGAAGAACATTTCTATGGTAAAGAAAGAACAAAGGATGATTTGGAAAGATTAGACCATTTGCACAAATTTGCAAAAGGTGAAAACTCAAACGTAGCAAGAGTAGGTATTAAAGCAGACGGGTCCCCTTCATTTGAAATGGGACACGTAATGAATTCTCATACAGGTAAAAGAGAATTTGGTGTCGCATATAAAGGAGCATCAAAAGGTTATTCTTTCAGTCCGCAGGATTTAAAAGAAAAGTTTGGAGACAAACCCGGTCTCCATGGTAAAATGGCTCAACTATTAGAGCACGGTAAAAAGATAATGTCACCGTTAGATGGAGTTGTGCAAGGCGACTTCATGGGCAGTAAAAAAGACAAGACCATATTTCCAGAAAAGGGAAATAGAATGTCCACTAAAGAACAACTAATTAAATATTCTATTCCTGCAGATTCAGATGAGGGGAAAAAATTAAAGAATGCTAAGATTAGTGTTGCTCTTCATACTAGACTCAATGGTGAACAAAGAGAATATAACATTGATACTACTAAATTTGAACATGCTAGTTCAGATGTACACGTGTTTAATAATAAGTTAAATAGATCAAACATCAATTATACACCTGAGCACGAGGCGGAATTCCAAAAGCATTTTAATAATGCGAAAGAGTCTTTCGCAAAGTTAAGAGACCACGACGGGTTGGTTGAAGGACACTCTGAGCATTTACAAACATACATAAATAAAACTGTAAGAGAAGGTACACAACCAAATCCTGCAGGATATAAGAAACACCTATCAGAAAGACTTCAAAAAGAAGTCGACAAGGTAAAAACTGCAGCTGCAAAGCAAAAGAAACTGACACACCATGATAGCATGGTCCATGAAGTAGAAGAGAACAAAGATCAATTCCAACACTTATTTAATGCTCATAAGAGTTTAGATAAGGCAAAGAATATATTACTCGATAGATTAGAAATGAGCGGGCAAAATCAGGAACACACTATTAACGGTAAGCAAGCTAAGCCAGAAGGGTTTGTTGTCGGATATAAAGATGGTTCTGTATCTAAAGTTGTTAACCGAAGTAAAGAGGGATTCTCTGGTCAGAATCTAAACAAATGATAAATTTTAAATCGTACCTTAAAGAAGAAACAATACTAGATGAACTGTTTGATATAGTAGAAAACTATATAGAAACTTTATCTGCAGAACAAGGCATTGACTCTGAAGTTCTTTGGGAGCACTACAAAGATATGGATGATGATACTTTATTTGGATTAGCTGAAGATTGGCAGGACTCCAAGTATAAGAACCCAGAGGGTGGCTTAACTAAAGCGGGTGTAATGGCTTACAGAAGAGAAAATCCCGGAAGTAAATTACAAACTGCTGTTACTACTAAACCATCCAAATTAAAGCCTGGGAGTAAAGCAGCAAATCGTCGTAAATCTTTTTGTGCTCGAATGGGCGGAATGAAGAAGAGATTAACATCTGCAAAGACTGCAAAAGATCCTGATTCAAGAATCAACAAAGCTCTGCGTAAGTGGAATTGTTAAGGCTTGAATCAACCGGGGTACATAGCAAGTATAACATCAAGTCAATAGGAAGTCAATGAAAAATATTAAAGAATTAGAACTTTTGGTAAACTTTGCCAAATCCTTGGGACAAACACCTGATCCTGAAATGGTAAAGCAAGTACAAGAGCATTATGAATTTCAAAAGAAGATTGTTGAATCAGTAAGAGCTAATACCGCTAAGGATTTGAATGCTGCATTTGGACAAGAAATTATAAAGGAGCCTATCAATGAGTTGGTTCAGACACAGACCATTAAAGAAGACCTCACCGAAAAGACCATATCCAATACCTCCGGCCCCGAGCAATCCCTTGCCGAAAGAACAGCAAAATTAATTAGTGAGGCGCCGAAGAAAGATAGTTATCAGCAACCAGACATTCCTTTAACGGATAGTTCAATGAAGGCGGTTCAGGATAAGTTAAAGTTTCTTGAACAATGGTTAGGTAAAGTATCGATGGCAGGCCCCGGGGGTGGCGCTGTTAATTTAAAAGATTTGGATGATGTTTCCAAATACAGTATACAGAATGCAACAGAGCACCAGTATTTAACATATAATTCCCAATCTAGATTATGGATAGCATCTAATCATAGTAATTATGATATTAAGTTGGATGATTTATTTGATGTGGTTTTAACAGCTCCGCAAAACGGACAAGTTTTAAAGTATGATACATCAGCAAATGCCTGGGTTAATGCTGCAGACTTTGTAGGCAATACAAGCAATAGTATATCATTAACGGATTTAACGGTAAGTATATCCTCAGCAAATGTTGGCGGTAATCTGTTATATAATTCTGCAACAGGTGTATTCACCTATAAACCTTCATTTCAAGATCGCTTGATAAATGGTAATGCAGTAATAATTATGGATTCGACAAACAATTTATCGAATCTAGGTAATTTACTTCCGTTGGTTTCAAATACATATTCATTAGGTACACCGACTAATAAATGGAGAGACGTTTATGTTGGCCCTGGGTCAATAAACATTGAGGATACGGCAACACGATTAAATGCAAACTTAACTGTAACCAACGGAGTCTTGTTAGTTAACGGCGCCTATCAGTTACAGGTCGGGCAGTTGAAGTTTGCTAATAATACTATTGAATCGACTAGTGGCAATATAGATATTCAAATTGGTTTATTAACTGCCAAT